CGCAAGGTTGCTGTACAATCTTGGGGTGAGTTCGTTGGTCTGCTAGAAGGACTGTCTAAGAATAAAGGTGAGAAAGGTGGTAGAAATTCTAGTCCTCTTATTACTCCTGCTATGTTTGAGTCTGGTACCACGCGTAGTAATGCTAATACTTTACGTTGGGGTGGTTGGTGCGCTGTTGACGTGGATGACCATGATTTTTCTTCTGATATCGAGGTACTAAAGAATGAACTCATTGATAGATTTCGCGATATTGACTTCGTGTGTTACAGTACTGCTTCTTCTAGGGATACACACCTTAAATTTCGTCTGGTCTTCCGACTTGATGAAACTATTGAAACTGATAGAATCAAACCCTTCTGGTTCGCATTTAATACTGCCATTGGCGAACTTGGTGATCCACAGACAAAAGATCTTGCTCGAATGTACTACATACCTGCGATATACCCTAATGCTAATAATTTCTTCTTTAGTCATTTGGGGGGTAATCCAGTTAATGTATCTGAAGTAATTGCTAAGTATCCCTATGTAGAGAAGACTGGCAACTCATTCTTTGATCGGATGCCACCAGAGATGCAGAAGCAGGTAATAGAGCATCGTAAGAATGGACTAAATAATACTGACTTCAATTGGAACTCATACAGAGATTGCCCATTCTGGCCAAAGCGACTGGGTATTGAGTACCAAACGATTAGCGGTGAGGGATGGTACTATAAGATGTACCAGATCATGGTCGCGGTTGCAGGTAGTGCGGTGTCTCGCGGATACCCTATCTCTGCTACACAGATTGCTGATCTCTGTAAAGAGTTTGACAATGAAACAGGTAAGTGGTACGAGAATCGTCCTCTCGCAAGAGAAGCAGATCGTGCCTTAGAATACGTCTACAGGAACGGATAATGAAAATACTAGTAACAGGTGCGGCAGGATTTATTGGATCACAGTTGACCGCACGTCTTCGTGATCAAGGTTATACAGTCAAAGGATTAGACAACTACAACAACCATCTATACGAACCAGACCTCAAAGTCAAACGTGTTGATCACTTCGATATCGATGTGGTGCCATGTGACTTGAGGATGATTCCCGGTTCGGGGATTGCTCTGGATAAGTTGTTGATAGACTTTGCGCCTACTCATATCATTCACCTTGGGGCACACGCAGGTGTTCGTGACTCGTTCGGTAAAGAGAAGCAGTACCATGCGAACAACATTGATGCTACCCAGAACCTCATTGATATCTGTAAGGAACATCTGCCAGACGTGCGTATCATCTATGCGTCAACCTCATGTGTCTACGCAGGTAGTGAACTACCGTGGACAGAGGGCAAGGAGTCTGGTAAGCAGTTGAACCCATACGGTTGGACTAAGTGGGCAAACGAATGTCAGATGCAGGGATCAGGACTCAACACAACTGGTCTAAGATTCTTCACTGTATATGGCCCTTGGGGCAGACCCGACATGGCATTGTTTGACTTCACAAAGAATATACTTGCAGGTAACGAGATAACAGTGTATAATTATGGTAATATGAAGCGCGACTTTACCTACATTGATGATATCCTTGGTGGTATTGAATGTATTCTATTTGCTGATTTACCGGCAGGTGAGATCTTTAACATTGGACGAGGACAACAAGTAGACCTTATGGACTTCGTTAGAGAGATCGAGAAGAACACTGGATGCGAAGCAAAGATCAACTATGCTCCACAGCATCCGGCAGATACGTTAGAGACTTGGAGTAACTCCAGTAAACTAATGGCACTAGGTTACACCCCCACGACTAGCATTGCGGAAGGTGTGGCAAACTTTTATGAATGGTATAAAGAGTATATGAACTAATGGCAGATGATTTTGATAAGTACGCACCTGTTAAACCAGATGTGAATGAAGCACCACCAACATCGATCAGCAAGACTAACAAACTCAAAGTGGGTATTGTTGGTCATGGTTTCGTTGGTAAGGCAGTAGAGTACGCATTCTACCATGACTTGATAGAGTTCGTTATTGTAGATCCAAACTATGGCACGACTATTGATGACTTGGTTAAGGCACAACCTACCATCTCATTCATCACCGCACCAACACCACAGAACTCCGACACTGGATTCGTGGATGCGTCTATCGTAGAAGATGCGGTACTGAAGTTGATGAACCATACTGACTCACTTGTTATTGTGAAATCAACAGTAACACCTGATATCATTGATCGGTTGTACAACTCTATACCCGAAGGATCCTTTGATAGGTTCGCATACAATCCTGAGTTCCTGACTGAGAAGTCTGCCAACGAAGACTTTGTTAATGCTGAACATCATGTGGTTGGTGGAACACCTGCCGCGTGTAAGGATGTCATAGACTTCTATGAGTTCTTCAGTGGATGTAAGTCTACGAAGTTCTACCAGATGTCCGGACCGGAAGCATCGTTCGTGAAGTACGCGTCAAATGCGTATCTCGCAACCAAGTTGACATTCTTCAATCAGTTGAAGGATCTGGTCAGTTCATTTGATTGTAGTTACAATGTGGTGTCTCGCGCATTAGGTGCGGATGATCGTATTGGTATCAAGCACACCAGAGTTCCGGGACCGGATAAGAAGAAGGGGTTTGGCGGTGCGTGTCTACCCAAAGACACAATGGCATTATATAAGTTTAGTCAAGCAAGGGGAGCAGAGTTCACTCTCTTGAATAATGTCTTGACAATCAACAACAAATACCGTATAATGTATGACTTAGATGATAGAGAATTAGTAAATAATATAACGTTTGGAGAGAATGATAATGAGTATAATGGACAAAATGAAGAAGAACAGCAAGATCAAGACAACGGAAGTACTGTCGAAGTCGGTGTTCTATAACGAGAAGGATCATGTAAAGACTGATACCCACATGGTAAATGTGGCACTCAGTGGATCTATGGACGGAGGTATTACTCCGGGAATGACGGTTCTGGCAGGGCCATCTAAACACTTTAAAACATCGTTCGCATTGCTTATGGCAGGTGCGTACCTAAAGGAGTACAAAGATGCGATTGTTCTATTCTACGATAGTGAGTTCGGTTCACCCCAGTCTTATTTCGAGCAGTTTGGAATTGACCCTGATAGGGTTCTTCATACTCCTATCGCCAATATAGAAGAGTTGAAGTTTGACCTTGTGTCTCAGTTGGAGAACATCGAACGTAAGGACAATGTAATCATCGTGATCGATTCTATCGGTAACCTTGCGTCCAAGAAAGAACTAGATGATACTCTCGCAGAGAAGGGTGTGGCAGATATGTCTCGTGCCAAGTCTCTCAAGAGTTTGTTCCGTATGACTACACCATACTTGACTATGAAGAATATTCCTCTTCTTGCGGTCAACCACACCTACAAAGAGATCGGTCTGTTTCCAAAGGACATCGTGGGTGGCGGTACTGGTATTACATACAGTGCGGATAACATTTGGATCCTTGGTCGTAGACAGACTAAGACTGGTACCGAGGTTACAGGTTATGACTTCATTATCAACGTAGAGAAGTCTCGCTATGTTAAAGAGAAGTCTAAGATTCCGATCTCTGTATCTTGGGATGGTGGTGTTGAGAAGAACTCTGGACTACTAGAAGTCGCACTGGCAGGTGGATATGTTATCAAACCAAGTAATGGTTGGTACTCTCGTTGTCATGGCACCGAAGCAGAACAACAGAAGTTTCGTACCAAGCAAACACTGACAGATGAGTTCTGGGCACCTATCTTCGAAGAGAGCGACTTCAAAGAATTTGTTCGAAAACAATACCAAATAGGGTTGCCAACTCAGTTAGATTGTGATATAATAGTGGAAAGTAACGATGATTAATATAGACAAGGTATCAGAAGATATACATTATGAATTGATACCAGTTGAGTATGTTGATAACGATGCCGCGTGGGATGTAAGAATCCTGCGTGGCGAGTTCACCGAGACCGTGCTACGGTTTGGAACTATCTCGTTTGATGGTGAGAGTGAGAACTTGAGGTTTGACTTCAGGGTTGTTGAATCACCGATTGATGCCACATCCGAGGTTGTAGAGTTACAGGAGTTCGCGGCAGACATACTGGAAGATATAATTGAGAATGGTATTCGTGATGGCAAGGTAGTCACACGAGACAGAGATAATGGAGAACAAATTGCAAGAGATACATCTGGAACAAACGATACTGAGGAACTTACTGACTAATGATGAGTACGCGAGGAAGGTTGCCGCTTTCCTCGATACTGATTACTTTGAAGGTGTCTACAAAGGACTCTTCTCTGAGTTCACTAAATTCATTGCTAAGTACAACAAACTTCCTACTATGGAAGCATTCAAGATTGAGGTCGATGAAGGTGATCGACTCAATGATGAACAATACCGCCATGCCATTGAGATCCTTCCTAACATCTTTGAGAAGAAGGAAGAGAATCTTGAGTGGTTGCTCGAACGTACCGAGAAGTGGTGTCAAGACCGTGCGGTCTATAACTCTATCATGGAATCTATTCAGATCATTGATGGCAAGCACCAGACTCTATCCAAGAATGCCATACCTGAGATCCTAAGTAAAGCACTGGGTGTTACCTTTGATACTAACATTGGTCACGACTACCTAGAGAACATTGACGAACGATGGGATTACTACACACGAGACGAAGAACACATACCGTTCGATCTGGATATGTTCAATCAGATCACCAAGGGTGGTTTGGTCAAGAAGTCTCTGAACATCGCACTGGCAGGTACAGGTGTTGGTAAGTCTCTGTTCATGTGTCACTGTGCCGCAGGTAACCTATCTATGGGTAAGAACGTACTCTATATCACTATGGAGATGTCCGAAGAGAAGGTCGCAGAACGTATTGATGCTAACTTACTTAATGTGGCAATCGATCAGTTAGAGAATCTATCCAAGAATGTGTTTACCTCTAAGGTTCAGGCAGTTGCCAAGAAGACCCAAGGTAAGTTGATCATTAAAGAATACCCGACTGGTCAGGCAAACGCGTCTCACTTCCGTGCGCTATTGAATGAGATGAAGTTGAAGAAGAACTTTATACCAGACGTGATATATATTGATTACCTGAACATATGTTCGTCTGCTAGGATGAAAGCAATGGGTGGTGCTATCAACTCTTATACATATATTAAGAGTATTGCGGAAGAGATCCGTGGTCTGGCAGTAGAGTTTAACCTACCGATCATGTCTGCGACCCAGACTACTCGTGGTGGTTATGGTAATGATGATGTTGGTCTAGAAGATACGTCCGAGTCGTTTGGTCTACCTGCTACGGCAGATCTAATGTTCGCATTGATATCTAATGAAGAACTGGCAAACAACAACCAGATCCTTATTAAGCAGTTGAAGAATCGTTATAATGATGCGACTGGTGTCAACCAAAGGTTTGTCGTTGGTGTTGATCGAAACAAGATGCGTCTATATGATGTTGACCAGAACGACAACCCCATGAACAGAGAAGAGGATACCGGACCGGTATTCGACAACAGTAATTCAGGACAACGTATGAACGCAGAGAATAGGTTCGGAGAGTTTAAGATATGAGTCCAGAATGGCAAACTGTCTTCACCCTTGCAATGATGGGTGGCACATGGTGGTGGGGACACTACTACGGCAGAATTTCAGGGATTAGAGATACGTTGTTATTCCTTGAAGAGCATGGTGACCTAACAATTACAGAAGAAATTATTGAAATAGAGGATGAAGAAGATGAGTGAAGTAAATCTAGTAGCACTGAGTAAACCCAATGTAGGCGCAAGTGGTTGTTGGGACGCAAACGAATTGATTGCGTATACAGCACGAGTAAGCAACCCCAATAACCAGAACAACCCAGAGACAGCACCTAAGTTGTTACGTTACCTGATCAAACATGGGCATTGGTCACCGTTTGAGATGGTTCATATGACTCTTGAAATCAAAACAACTCGTGACATTAGCAGACAGATCCTACGTCACCGTTCGTTTTCATACCAAGAGTTCAGTCAACGATATGCCGAGTCCGAAGACTTTGTGTCAAGGGAAGCACGAATGCAAGACCAGAAGAATCGTCAAGCATCTATTGAGACTGATGATCATACTTTAGCAGAGAACTGGTCTATTGCCCAAGCAAGAGTTATCCGTACTGCCAAAGAGGTATATAACTGGGCACTAGATAATGGTATTGCAAAGGAACAGGCAAGAGCAGTATTACCCGAAGGAAACACAGAGACAACATTATACATGGCAGGGTCACTCCGATCATGGATACATTATTGTCAGTTGCGTATGGGTATAGAGACGCAGAAGGAACACCGCGAGGTGGCATTACAAGCATGGGAACATATCAAGATACACTTCCCAGACATTGCGGAGGCGTGTGATGAATCACATAACTAAAGTTGTCTTAGATGATGAAGGTAATAAATGTATAGAATTCTCAGATGAATTGATGTTAGTGCTTGACTTACAAGTGGGTAATGTGTTACAATGGGACTTGTCTGAAGATAATCAATGGACATTAACTAAAATTAAGGAAACCGAAGAAAATGAGTGAACTGAAGAAAGGTGATATCGTCACCGTAATGACAAGCGTAGGTGAGTATATTGCGCGATTAGAACGTATTGATGCAGGATCAGTCAATGTGTCAGACCCACGATTAATCGTGCGTGGCGAAGAGGGTACGATTGGTTTTGGTCGAGGTGTGTGTATGTCTGCCATTGAGAAACCTAAGAACCTAACTTTCCAAGATGTATTGTTTGTAGTACCTACGAACGAATCATTCGAGAAAGCATGGATTGAGGCAACTTCAGGTATCATTATCTAATGTCGGAGATAACTATACGAAATAAAAGACTCATCGCTACACTGAACAGTTTCAGTGATGAGTTCTTCTCGAAGGAAGAGTACAACCATCCTCCAAGTCAGATGTATAGTTCCGTAGAAGATATGAGCAAGGGTGAGTATTACTGTGACAGAGAATATCTGGAAGAGTGTCTTGCCCTACCTGAGACTGTGGGTGTGCCGGTACGTCACTTTGCCCAACCAATCTCTAGGATGGTAAGAGAACATCCCAACAAAGAAGATTGGAAGGGTTTCATGGCGAAGGTCAAGTATGACTTCGCGGCAGAGATAGGTGCGCACACTAGTGCGTTACTATCTTACTACCCTCCCGGTGGGTTCGTGGGTTGGCACACTAACGCAGATGCTACAGCATATCAAGTACTATTTACTTGGTCAACTGGTAATGGTTACTTCCGTTACTACGACAAAGTAAATGATAAGATAGTAACAATACAGGACGTAGCAGGGTGGCAAGCACGTCACTACTACTTTGGCCCTGAGTATGAACCTGAGAATCATTGTTGGCATAGTGCCTATGCAGGAGATAACCGCATAACACTAGCATACAAGTTTCCCGGACATGGAAAACATGATCCTCGTGACCAACAGGCACGAGACTTACGCGATTTATTAATTGAGGAAATTGAAAGTGTTGATTAACAAACTATTACCAGAAGACCAGAAACGAGTTGTAAATGCGATCAAAGAGATGTCAGACAGTATGACACGCATTGACGCAGAGAAGGACTTGATCAAAGACATTGTTCAGGTGACCTTCGAGAACCATGAGATCGACAAGAAGCATATTCGCAAACTTGCCGCTATATATCATAAAGCAAACATGGATGAAGTCCGTACTGAGTTCGATGACCTAGAGTCGTTGTACGAGACGTTATTCAGTAAGGAGAAGTAAGATGGGACATTATGATGAACAAAGAGATGAACCAATCTTATCGGCAGGGATCTCTGCTCAAGAGTTGGCAATGATGTCGCCCGGGATGGGGTCAGTTGATAAAGGTATGATCTATGCGCATACTAACTATAGTACTGATCCTGCCGCATTCAAGGTAACGGGAACGATTTCGGCAACGGAATCAGGCACACCCCCTATTGAGTACAAGTTCAACGAAGGTAACCTGATAAACCAGTTCAGGAACTATATCGACTCCACCTATGATGCTCACTACTGTACCTCTGGTATTCAGTCTAGTGAAGTAATCATTGACCGTGGTCGTGGTATGGGTTTCTTCCTTGGTAATGTGGATAAGTATTCTTCTCGTTATGGCAACAAGGGTGAGGTGGCAGATCATCGTAAGGATCTTATGAAGGTATTACATTACGCATTACTCGCACTACATACCCACGACCTTGAAAATGATTAATGGCATATACCAACAACATCATGGTCTTCAACGGAGATTCGTTTACCTATGGTGATGAACTAAAAGGATATGAGGACAATCAGCAAGATCCACATACCTTTGCGCATAAGTTAGCGCAGACTTACTTTAACAAGAAGTATGTGAATCTTGCGTCTAACGGTGCATCTAACTCTAAGATCTTTCGAACGACCCTAGACTTCTTACATAATACTAACAAAGATATTGGTTTGTTGTGTATCATGTGGACGAACTGGGGTCGGTTCGAACTGTGCGAGAACTTCGCATTACCTTCTGATCAAGAGATCCTTATCCCCCAAGAATCTAACATGAACCAGATCATTCCTTCTCAGAGGTCAGGTAGTTTTCAATGGGACAACAAGGCAGAGGATGGTGGTCTGGAACGTGCTGATATACTAAAGGCATATACCGAGAATGTATTAACGATGCATACCCAGATAATGCAGGGGTTGACCTACATGGAACACATACAATGGTTGTGTGACTATATGGGCATCAAACTACTAATGGGCGTTGTTCATGGTGATATGTATATGAACTACCTATATACTCTGAAGGGTGAAGGGTACGAAGACTACAAGGTCGCAGTATCGACTAAGATGGGTAGACTGAGAAGTGAAAATCGTATCGGGTTAGGTCATTATCACGCATTGTGGAATATTTCAAATGATAAATATACACTGAGACCTAATGGTCACGCAGACGAAGATGCTCATACAGACTTCGCAGTAATGCTTTTTGCAATAACAGAAGAGAAGAACTTTATTAATGCTATTAACTAATGGTTGCAGTTTCGTCTGGGGAGATGAACTAGAAGGTTACAATGATAGTCCTCCCTCGCATGGACACCTAACCTTTACTTCTATTCTGGCAGGTCATTTAGGTGTTCCTTATATGAACCTTGCTACCTGTGGTGGATGTAACCAGAAGATCTTCCGTGACACAATAGACTGGTTATCAAAAGAAGAGAAACCTAGTCACGTTGTTGTGATATGGTCTGCGTGGCAACGCGATGAAGTAGCAGAGAATCATCCTATTGGTTATGAGAAAGAGATGAAGATCAAACGATATCAATGTATGACCCAGATATCACCGTCTCGTATTAATATGACTAAACCAGATCTGAAGGATTCTCTTGATATTTTCTATGATGTACATGATAGTATCCGTACAGGGATGATAAAAACATTAACATATATGACAGCACTACAGACTATATGTGATGCTATGGACATTAAGTTAGTTCAGGGTGTGTTCCACGAACGTATGTTCCAGAACTATCTTGACTATATGAAACCTCGATACCGTAAGTCTCAGGAACCTTGGACTGAGTGGATGGATCATATACAAAGAGAAGTAGAAGGACTACACGACAGGTGTAGGTTAGGATTAGGTCGATACGTCGATCTCTTCTCTCTAGGAAAAGAACAACACTCCATTAAAGATCATGGACACCCAGACGAAGAGACGCAAGTTCATTATGCGGATCTACTGTTACATATATTTAATACTCAATTCGAGGTCGAATATGATTAATACCGAAGCATTACTTAATATGTTGAAGGAGGGTACCGTGCGTATCAAGTATGGTCACTGGAAGTCTGGTGAAGAACTTGTTTGTGATGCGACAACGAATCATAGTATACCCTTCAAACAACACAAGGACAATGCTACTATTGTCGTGTACGATCTCGTTAATGATAAATGGGAAGACATTCGTGTTTCCACAATAAGTTCTTTCGAACCCCTATAATAAAGAAACTCCAAGTATAATTCGCTTCTTGTATAAATAGATTTGTTAGTCTACTTTACAGGAATATACTTTGGAGTTTTTATCATTCATAGGAGACGTAGGTTTCCCTATAGCGTCTGCCTTGGCAGGAGGATTCTTTGTATTCCTCACCCTCAAGTTTATTCTTGCAGGTGTGCTTGATGACATTAAGACACAACGTATGTTTGCTATGGCACTTGACAATAGAATCAAGACCATGAACAATGAACTCGTGCGCATTGATGTTTTGATGTCACACGCGTTTCATATTAAACCAGACATGGATCGTATTGCCAGAGCAGACGGTCAGAGAGATGCGAGGAAAGATTAATGTCAGATATTGATAACTTAGGTTCTTTGTGGGTTGATTACCACATCAAACAGAATGGTAAAGACTTTAGAGTTGGTGGTGACCAACAAACAACAACTGATGAGATACTAGGTCGGTTGTATAATATAGGTGATACCTTCACAGTGAATGAAGAAGGTACCCTGATACATATAGGTAGCAAGACAGAATAATGGAAGAATTAGCAACCGCGATAGGGCAGTATGGTTTCCCGATAATTGCCGCAGGTGGTCTTGGATACTTCATATTATATATTTGGAGATGGGTGACTGAGGAAGTTGATCCAGTCATATCCGAATCTCATATGACATTAATTGCACTCATAGACAGAGTTAGAATGTTGGACAACGACTTGATCCGACTACAAACGAAACTCAATATGATACTGCAACAACAAGAAGAGAAAGGCGAGAGATATGATAAAGTTGGCACAGAACTTGCTTCTACTAGTGATACTAGTAACGATAGTACAGAAAGCGACAGCACAGGATAGTTACGAGTTTAACACTCCTACATTTAGTGGGATAGGATACTCTGCGCACATCTTGACGCAAGAGCAGATGAAGCAAAGGAACAAAGAGACAGAACGTGATCGCGAAGAAGCACGGTTACGAGAGATAGAACGAGACTTTGAGAATAGCAACTCACAACGTTTCCTAAACAACTTTGAGTCAAGAGTATATGCTCAGTTGTCGAAGCAGTTGGTCGAATCATTGTTTGGGGAAGATCCTCAATCCGATGGTACGTTCAATCTAGGAGATGATGTAGTTACATACACCAGTGATGGTGTTACTATTACTCTCACTATTACTTCGCCCGATGGTACTACTACTACGATTAGTATACCAGTAGGGGGAATATAATAAGTTATGGGAAAATTAGGGTTACTTCTGGTGGCAATAATGGCGAGTGGTTGTGCAACTTTGCATACCCCACCTAATGTCGATCCAGAGAATTATCTACCAATAACGCAGGAAAAGAGTAACTACTACTCTGATCCACCAACACGAGGAAAGGTCTATGCGGCAGTATATAGTTATGCCGACTTGACTGGACAACGTGCGCAAGGAACACAGACACTCTCTACTGCCGTAACGCAGGGAGGTGCCAACTACCTCATTAGTGCTTTGTCAGACTATAGTGATAGATCATGGTTTAGAGTTGTAGAACGAACTTCTGTAGATAATATCCTTCGGGAGAGACAGATAGTAAGGTCAACGCGTCAAGCGGCAACTGGAGATACAAAACTTCCTGCTATGTTATACGCAGGAGTAATATTTGATGGCGGTATCATTGGTTATGATGCGAACGTACAGACAGGTGGACAAGGAGCAAGAATCTTTGGTCTTGGTATGGCAGAAAAATATTCCCACCATCTTGTTACTGTATCATTAAGAGTCATTAGTGTAACAACTTCGGAGGTATTGCTTACTGTAATTACTGAGAAGAACATAGTTAGTTATGGAGATAATATTACTGGAATGAGATTCTTTGATCTCGATAGGGAAGTGCTTGAAATAGAGAATGGTATGAATGTCAACGAGGCATCATCATATGCCGTGCGCAAGGCGATAGAAAAGTCTGTTCACGATATTGTCCGACAGGGCATCAAACGTAACGTGTGGTAACCAATCCACGAAGGAGAAATAAGATGAGAATACACCAACGTGTTCTCTTTGTAATGGGCACAATGTTAGGTCTGGGGCACACACCTCTATATGCCGACCAATCTGTGTATATAGATCAGGTAGCAGGAGATAGTCTAACTCTAACAGTTAATCAAAACAGCGGAGATGGTAACAGTATCGGAGATCCTACGGCACAAGGTGCTGATCAATACTTTGTTATCGATGGAGATCAGCAAACAATTACTGTAGATCAAATAGGTAATAGCAACACACTGACAGGTAGTATAATATCCACGGACACCTTTGAGTTTGATCTGTCGCAGACTGGTAGTACTAACACGTTCGCTATTGAGCAAGAGAATGGCAGTAACGGTTCTATTGTCGCAGACTTTGTTGGTAGCAATAATGACGTGATTATAGACGCAGGACTCGTGACTAGTTCTGAGTATATGAACTTAGACTTGGATGTTACCGGTGACTACAACACATTTGATTGGACTATCGATGCTGATGGAGTATTGAATAATGTGACTGTAGCAGGTGACTATAACGACTTTGAGATTGACCAGAATGGTTATGGTTCAAGTATCGATTATCACGAAGTAATTATGAATATGGTTGGCGATAACAACGTGGTCGATATCATACAGGAAACTACATTAAATGCGTCACATATTGACCTCGACCTCAGTGGTTCTAATCAGGTTATTACTATTACTCAGTCTGACTAACGTCACATATGCGAGTATTGGTACTGTAACTGAACAAGAAGGAAGTGGGATCATCGCAAGGGAGAAGTTAGAACTCCCTGCTGATCTCACTGCCTCCATTGAGATGGATGATGAAATACAAACCGCGATGGGTTCTGTAGGTATTACCTTTGACGATGACACACAGGTAATGATTGGAGAACACTCCGAACTATACATTGATGATTTTGTATATGATCCTTCGGATGACTCAGGTTCACTGGGTCTTCTAGTAACGATGGGTACTGTCAAGTACACGTCTGGCGCACTCGCCCACGCCAACAACGATTCAGTAGATATCCAAACCCCCTCCGCATCCATTGCGGTGAGGGGTACCTCTTTCAGTATGACCGTAAACGAGATCGGAGATTCTCTTATCGTATTGCTTCCTAACTTGGATGGCACGGTAGGAGAGATATCAGTCGATACGGCAGTCGGTCAGGTTGTATTGAATAAAGCATTCCAGTTGACCCACGCCAAGAATAGAGAATTGCCCCCATCTGAACCTATCGTCATTAGCATTGATGCCAATATGATCAACAACCTAATGTTGATCGCACCACCCCCTGCTCTTCAACAACAGATGATTGACGAACAGACGGATGCCTTGACCGAAGACTTACTAGACGATTCCTTCCTAGATGAGGATGAACTAGAAGAAAATATATTAGAGTTCGATGAACTAGAGGTCAATGAGTTGTTAGTAGATCTACTGGCGAATGCTCTTGATGACCCCTTGGCAGAAATAGAAGACGGACGAGAGTCAGGGTTCAATCAAACGTCTGGTGTATATACATTCATTACTGATGGTGGTAGTATGGGTCGCATAGTCAGGTATGGTAACTCTGCGGTAGTGGATATCAAATATGCTGTACCTAGCGGTAGTAATATCAATCTCACTCAACAGGACACAAGGGTTGAGATATATACTAATGATGAATCAAAAAATAATGTCAACATAACCCAAGACTGAGGCAATGATAATGAAGTTTTTGTGGAGTCCCCTATGGGCATTACTGACTACCATTCTTCTTTTCGGAATAAGTCAATCCAATCCTAAGTTCCTACAGATGGTCGAACTCAAGTGGTTTGACATTATGATGTTGGACGAACCAGTTCGATCAGATGAAACCGTGCTGATTAACATAGGCGAGGAATCGCTGATCAACCACGGACAGTTCCCCTTTCCGCGAGACGTATATGCTGATCTAATCAACCGTCTTCGACTTGCGGATGCCGGTGTCATTGTTTTCAATATGAGTTTCCCAGAGAAAGATCGATCAGGACAAGATGCTAAGTTCATTAGTGCCATGTCCCAAGGTGTTGTACTCTCTCACTTCCCAGACTGGAGACCAAGGCGGTCAGTCTACACAACTGGCATTGCTGAGATAGGAGAACGCGCAGGACAGTTCGTTCCTCAGTACCGTGGCATTATCGGTAACCTACCAGAGTACGAGAAGTCTGCGTCTGGTATTGGTCTTGCCAATACACTACCAGAGATCGATGGTGTGGTACGGAGACTACCTTTGGTGTCCGAGTCCAATGAGATCCTCTATCCCAGTATTCTACTGGAGATTATGAAGGTCTACTCAGGCACTAACACATACTCAATAAAGAGTAATGTCGCAGGTATCCAAGCAATCAAGGTACGCAAGTTCAAGAAGATCTTGACGAGTCCAGACGGACAGATCTGGATCAATCCCAACATTACCCACGAAACCTATGAAATGGATGATGACTTTATCGGTCTTGCCGGTAAAACAGTCTTTGTTGGCGTAACTGCTAACGGACTCGCAAACCCTGTTCCTACTGCCAATGGAGGTCGCTACGCCCACTCAGTTGCCGCCTCTGCCTATTCAAGTTTAAGGATGGGTTATGACATCAACCAACCATACTATAGTGCTTTTGTTCGAGACTATTCTGTCTTAGTCATTGGATTCTTGATAGTACTATTGTCGTGGTTTAGATTTGGTGGTCTGGCAGTACTATTAATACCTATCAGCATTGTATATTCAACTCAGGCAGACTTCCTCTATAGTCCTATCAATGGCGCATTGTTCGGTCTATTGGTGGCACTCCATGTATATGGTGTTAAGTACGTCCAAGAGTTTATGGCAAAGATGCTGATCAAGAAACAGTTCGGCACATATCTGTCACCTGATATGGTAATGATGCTACAGAAAGATCCTACTCTATTGAAACTTGGGGGTGAAAGAAAAGAGATGTCGTTCCTGTTTATGGACATTGTTGGGTTTACGCCTATCAGTGAGTACTATAAGAACAATGACGATCCAGAAGGTTTGGTGTTATTAGTCAACGAGTTTCTAGATGCGATGTCCACCATCATACTAAATAACGGTGGTACCATAGATAAGTATATGGGTGATTGTGTTATGGCATTCTGGAATGCTCCGTTGCCGTGTGCTAACCACGCAGAGATGGCAGTCAAGTCTGCGATAGAAATCGAGATCAAGACTAATGAACTTAAAGCAGTTTATAAAGAACGAGGACTTCCCGACATTAATGTTGGCACTGGTGTTAACACCGGTCGTGCTATTGTTGGTAATATGGGCAGTGATGTACGATTCGATTATTCGGTTATTGGGGATTCAGTTAACCTTGCCGCCAGACTTGAAGCAACTGCCGCAAGAGGAAAGTACCTCGAATATAAAACCATTATAAGTAGTATGACTAAAGACCAGTTACCCGAAGACTTCCCTGTAACCAAGATAGGGGAGATTAAAGTTAAAGGTAAGGAAGATGTAATCACCATCTACTCACCACACTAATCCCACTACCTTGGGATGCAACCTGAGTATGTTCGCAAACTGCTCCCCTTCAAAGAAACTTCTTGACAGATCCTCACTTCCGTGTTATAATAAGTCTAATGTCCCAACCCCAGAGTATATACCTTAAAGTTATAAATATACTTACCCTTATGATAAAGTGGTCTAACCAAACACTTGACATTCGACCACAACTATGGGATAATAGTAACTGGAATCGAGGAGAAGAATATGTTTATATTACAATTAATAGGATCGGCACTCATACTAGGTATCGTTGCTTTCTTTGGCATCTATGGTAGCGTAATTGCTCTGGAAGAAAATGACATTCTCAAGAAACAGTTCCGAGAAGGTACACACGACTACTACGGTAATGAGATACAAAGTGACCAAGATTCTTGATCTGGTCACCGGAAAGACTTGCTTTTATTATGAATGTATGAGATAATAGTACCCTATTGAGATGAGAGAGAAAGTTATGATTAAGTATGTATTGAGAAACGTTGTTAATGACCAGTTAGTTAACTGTAAGATGTTTGACACTGCTGTCGATGCCATGTGGTATCGTCATACTTATCTTGAACGTGATACTGCTTGGGTTGACCAAGTGGAGGTGAAGTAATGTTTGATAATGAAATTGGTAACTTATGTAATGACCTAATGATGCTTATCGATGCCGCTGAGTGTTATAATGAAACGTACTACAACAGTGAGTACAAACGCATCACCAATCGACTTGTTGAGTTGGGCGAGGTAATATAATGAAGTATGTTGTACAGACACAAATTCGTGAGAACTATGGTGCCCACGACTGGGACAGTCACAAGGGTGTATGCCCAAAGTACTGGAAGTACAAGGGTGGCAACACCTATGTATTCCCTGATGTGTCTATTGCTGTCGCATCCAATAAAGATGATGCGTTCTATTCTATCATCCAAAACAACCTTACCTCTGCTGATGATTACTATGAAGAGTACATCGTTGGCGAGGAACTCATGGATGATTCGGATACCACACCTATTTGTGAGGACTGGGAAACACCCATCATATGTAATATAGTTAACGGTGCTATCCACTGCACTACTGACTCCACTCCTCAACATCGTCTCTGGTCTGAAGATGCTAGGAAGAAAGAGACCTTTGTTATGCTTAAAGGTGTCAAAGAAGATTACACTCTACGTTATCATCTTCTTGATGGTAGAGTACTTAACTGGAAAGGAGGAGAAATATGTCTCGCGGCATAAACGATGTAACCCCTGCTGAGTGGGATGCTGTAGCACCCAGACAGCACCGTGATCACAATGCGATCATACTAAAGGAGACCACTGACTGGTCGAACCTTGATTACACCCCTCAGAACCACACCTATGCTATCAACCAGTACACTGGTAAGTTAGTCGCTATGTGGGCAGAGAAAACAGGTGAGTTCAAACGATTCACTAAACCCTTGTCGTTCAGTAAGTCCAAACGTACCTTCGATAAGATAACCCATAGTGCGGCAAAACCGTACCGAGAACAGGTAGAAGCAGAATGACACAAGTTATGACACTAGACATGGATCAGGTAGATCTGGTTGTTGCCAAGGAAATGGTATTATTAATTAAGAACTTCACGCGAGATCTAGAATCACTTCGAGCAGGTAAGAAGGTTCTGCCAACCTTTGACTCAGATCCCGACTTGGAAGCAGTTCACATACAAGAACACTTAGATGCGTTTAAACTTGTACTTGAGTGGGTAGGTGATCCAAAGGTGCTTGAAGAGCAACAGGCAGATATGTTGAATAGCGAACGACTTGGAGAGTTACTTAATGGATGATAAGATGTTTTTAAAGATGATTGACGAAGAAATTACTGCGTTGACTCTTGAGATTAAAGACTGTGTTGATTCTCTGATAGCAGTGAAAGGTCTTCAGATAGGAACCCTTCAGAAACTAAGGGCACGAGTAATCGAACTACAGGTGGAGTCTGCCCCAGTTTATGGTCAAATTTTAGGTCACGGCATATGAAGCACGGTAATATGAGTTGTTATCCTTCGGGACGTAAGAAGTCCTACAACGCTTGGTCTACCAAGAAGAAGAAGGTAGAGTGGAAAGACTCCGTTCTACCTGCGTCTACCAACTTTGTACGCGACACAAAACACTACCCAAGTGTTTCTAATAATGTACAATGTACAGTTAATGAAACACTTTCACGCGAAGAACGCCTAAAGATATCATCTGGATACACTGTAGCACCTGCCTACAACAAGGGTGCCTATCAGGTGATCCCCAGAGATCAAGTCGAGCATATTGGCAAATAGACCATATACTCAAAAGTTATAAGGTTATTCGATAATAGTCTAAGTAATGTGTTGACTTCTTGTTATGATTATGAGATAATAGTACCCTATTGAGATGAGAGAGTAAATGATTATGACCCACCTAGCAAGCATCCTGTTACACGACCTCGCTGAGTTAATCGAGGCAAGCGAGATCTTCAGCGAAGAAGAGTATAATACTCGTTATGATAATCTTGTCCGACTCATCAATCAAGAAGGAGGTTTCGAATGAACATACCATCCGCATCTATCTACCGTGACTTATGTCCACTGAACCAAGGCCCGACTATGGTCGGTAAGTTCATCGACTATATGCTAGACTTCTATGGCGTTAACGGTGTCTATCCGTATGCCGTCACTGAGAAAGAGATCGAGAAAGCATTAGGTCTTCGACTCAAGCGATTCGACTGGTTACCGTTTGACGGTGACACACTTGACCGCGAACATTGTTTTGAAATTATTATGGAATTACGAGGACACAAATAGATGACTCCGTTTGGTATTGAAGGTAGTGTTAAGAACAAAGAACTTACTTGGGTCTATACAGCGGCATTGATGAAAGCATTGAAGATTGATCGCTTTAGTCAACGGTTTGTAACCATCACTTTCAAGAATGATATCGGTGGTGCCGAAGGTCTGTGCGAAGGTGACAAAGATTATGCTGAGATCCAGATCGCCAAGAAGTGTCCTGCGACTGGACGCAAGTTAGGGTACATCGAAATGATGAAGACTCTGGCACACGAGATGGTTCACGCGAGACAGTTTCTCCGTGGTCAACTGACCTGTACTGGTGGGTTTGCTTGGAAGGGACGTAAAGCGGATGGATTCGAGTATATGAACCAACCTTGGGAAAAAGAGGCATACCGTCTCGAAGATGAACTGTTCATCAAAGTCTTCCCATTTCACGCGGAGTTCACTCAATGAGTACAAAAGAAATTATATGTTTGTTTGCTAGTCTATTCATAATAGGAATGGCAATCAACTTACGCATCACTGAAGGTTATGCGGGTGGTTATGCTTTCATGGTTATACCTGCCTCCTTTTATCTTATTCTTAGTATAAATAAAAGGGAGAAACGAAGGAGATTCTAATGAAGTATTTACTAATGTGTCTGTTGCTTGTAGGTTGTTCAGGTACTATCCCATCAATGTATGACCCGAATGAGTCACAAGGCATCATCAACATCTTACACACAGTCGAGAAACTGGACTGTAAAGATACTGAGTATGCGGAGTATAGTTCTGGAGAGATCAAAGAGATGATCGATTGGATGCACACCTACAGTGAGATGAAAGGTAATGAAGATATCCTCCAGTCTATTCACACTATAAAGGTAACCGCATCTGGATTAAAGAAAGGTATGAGTACTGGTTTCTGTAGGATCAAGAAACAACTATTGATAACCCAGATCGAGTCAACCGCACGAGCAATAATGTCGAGGTACGGAGAATGATTAACGAACTATTAAACCACGAAGATCCGTGGGTACGCGAGAAAGCATCACACATCAATCAACTTGAAGATATGCACCGTGATGGTGAGATCTCTACCGAGGAATATGTCGAGTTACTAGAAGACATTACTCGAACCGATGAAGTTCTTGATAACAATGCCAACGTCAATGGTATGACCCTAATCATCAAAGTAGTCACTGGTCTGCTTAAATTAGTTTAAATATTGCTTGCTTTAATAACAACCGTATGGTATAATATGTACTTACTTGAGCGAGATTATTATGAAACTATCGAAAGCAATACATGACCAGTTAATCGCATTACCCTACTTCCGAAACTATCAAGCAGTAAGTGGTACTGTACACAATGTAGCGAGTCACGAAGATGCTGTAGAAGATGTGCTAGTGAGCAATTCATTAGTTCAAAGTGACTTCAAAGAACTAGCGTCTAGTCTAGGATTTACCAGTGTCGTTCACTTCCGAGACGCATTATTGCGAGGTGAACATCACGATAGTGTTCCTGATAATGTTTACTTCACTCAACCCACTGGCACACACAACTCTCCTGACTTCGTATTTAAAGTGGACAATACAGTAGTCCTATTAGAATGTAAGAGTAGTAAGAACAATGCCCCTATGTACAACGGTGGACTACCCAAGGATGGTTATGTCTATTTGTTTTGTTCAGAGAAGTCTAATGAGACTACTATGTACATGGGTGAGGATATTGTGAACAGCGAACAGAGAAAGATCATCGAAGAGTTTGAGAGAGAAAGCGAAGAACGAGTTGCCGCATTTAATGCTAGACTGAAGTCTGCCGACTACCAAGGTAGAGGTCTTGCCTTTTATCTACGAAATATGTGGACTCAATCTGGTGGTGCTAAGTTCTCTGACTACTTCAAACACTCCAACCGAACATTGTCCGAAGCAAAAGTAGAGAAATTATTTAATGTCTGAAGTTGTATTGAAACCAGTAAACCTACACTTAGATTCTGTCACTGTCGAAGATATCGAGAATCATAAGAGTATCTCTGTGTCGGATCTTCGGAAGGACTTGTTTAATATTAATAAGTTTGACGCTCTAACAAATGACAACAACTTCTCTGGTAATCCATTCCTCTATCACTTTCAATTGAAGAATCTATTGAAATGTAAACGTCAAGATGGTAAGACTATCTATGATATTCATGGTGACAAAGAGCAATGGGATAAACTGATCGACTCTACCAAGAAGCGAAACCGTGGTGGAAGAACACCTGCCGGTAATGTCTTCGAATGCTTTCGAATCAACTTGGGTTCTATTGTCATGTTCAAGGCAACAACTGCCAAGTATCTTTATAGGAAGTATAACGCCAAGAGTGTACTAGACCCTACAGCAGGATGGGGTGGTCGTATGTTAGGTGCGTGGAGTTTGGGTATCGATTATACAGGTATTGATACCAATATAGAGATGGTCGGTGCCTATGATGACATGATGTCCTTGCTAGACCAAGAGTCTGGACTTGAGAGTACTCTATTTCCCAAAGACAAACCTAAACTTGAGATGATCTGGAAGAGTGCCCTTGATGTTGACTTCAGTACATTAGACTATGATTTCGTCCTGACATCACCCCCTTATGTTAACTTAGAAATATATGAACATATGTCTCCTTGGGAGTCTGATGAGAAGTTCTACACTGAATTCTTCATACCTCTTTGGAAGAAATGTGTCGATAACATTAAGGTGGGTGGTCATGTATGTTTTAATATATCACCCAAAATGTATGAGGATGCGGTGTCTTTTGGATTGCCGTTGTGCGATGACGAGGAAGACCTTAAACAGCAGATGGGTCAGAAATCTAATGCTCTGAAGAAAGGTAAGAAGAAGCAAGATAAGATCTATATCTGGGATTGTTGATATGACCATATACTCAAAAGTTATAAGGTTATTCGATAATAGTCTAAGTAATGTCTTGACTTTAAAACAAGTCTAGGGTATAATAGGTACTTAGTTAATCGAGATGAGAGAGAAGATTATAATGTTAGTTGACGCGATCCAGTTTGCCACCAAGATGCACGAGGGACAGGTACGCAAGTACACCCACGAACCCTATATCGAACACCCTATAGCAGTTGCCGATCTTGTTGAAGAATACATGACTGCCAATGACTTCACCGAAGATGAGATCCTAATGGCGATGACTGTCGCTGTTCTTCACGATACTGTCGAAGACACCGATGCCACTATGGAAGACATCTTCCAGATGTTCAATGAAGAGATTGCCGCAGGTGTTTGGTTCTTGACTAAGTGTCCCGACTATGTAGGTAACAGACGTATTCGTAAGAAGATCTGCGAAGACCGTCTTGCTCGTGCCCCTCGAATCATCCAGATCATTAAGACATTCGATATGTTACACAACAGCAAGACCCTAGAAAGAGATGACCCTAAGTTCTACAAGGTCTTCATGGTCGAGACTGCCAGTTTGTTGAGCGCAATGAACACTACTGAAATCTTTCCGAAGAAGTAACTACTTAAATTATTGGAGATATATTATGGGAATTCACGTCAACATTTATAAGAGTGGCAACTATGACTGTACCAACGGTGGCGAGTCAAGTTACGCCAAAGGGTTCTGTGTGACCAACGCAGAAGGCCCGTTCGAACCATGCGAAGAGTATCCTGCCGCAGAACTAGTAATGGCAGAACCCATCGGTGGTCAAAAGATCCTCAGATTGATTCCAGTGTCTAAGAAAGACAAGTGGACTATGTTCGGTGGCAACTATGCCGCAACGTCTGATTCAAGGTTTAGTAGACTAGCAGACCGTTTGCTTGGTTCAAACTTCTTTGGTGCGGTTGCTGTCTTTGACCGTGTTGAAAACTAATCCGGGAAAAGACTTGACTTGATAACAAGTATGTGATATAATACTTGTATAGATAATGAGAAACCAATTAATAAAGTGAGAAATAATATTATGAATATGCAAAACGATGTACTACAAATAGAAACTATGGCATACGCAGGATCTTCACCTTGGGGTGATATCGGTACGCAGGTATCGAACGATCTGTCTCCACAGCAAATGATGGAGAAGTCTGGCACTAACTGGTCAGTTGATAAGGTACAAACCTATGCTGATTACAAAGGCGAGAAAGTCCCTACTGGTCTGGAAGCACTTGTCCGATCTTCGGATAGCAAGATCCTGACTCAGGTTGGCAAGAACTGGAACCCAGTTCAGAACGAACAGGCATTTGAGTTCTTTAACGAGTACTGTATGGAAGGTGGCATGGAAATGCACAGCGCAGGTTCTCTGAAGGGCGGTAAGATGGTCTGGGCACTTGCCAAGATCAACGAGTCATTCGATGTACTGAAAGGTGATCAAGTAGATTCCTACTTGTTGTTCTCTAACCCACACGAGTATGGTAAGTCAATCGATATCCGATTCACTCCGATCCGTGTTACTTGTATGAACACTCTAGCAATGGCAATGAAAGGTCGGGCGATCAATGGTGCGAAGGTCAACCACCGTAGAGCATTTGATGCTGATCATGTTAAAGTTACTATGGGTCTGGCACACGAACGCTTCGAGCAGTATAAGGAAGTTGCTAAGTACTTGGCAGGTAAGAAGTTTACCGCAGAGTCTTTAATTCAGTATTACAATGAAGTATTCCCTCGCACATATACTGGTAAGAATCCAGTCATTGTTAAGACTTACGATGATCTGACTACCAACGGTCAAAAGGCATTCGATGTCCTTCAGACCCAACCGGGCGCAGAACTTGGTCGTGGTTCATGGTGGCAAGCACTTAATAGTGTAACCTACTTGACTGACCACCAGATGGGTCGTAGTGCTGATACGCGTATGACTTCAGCATGGTTTGGTTCTAACCAGAACCGTAAGCAACTCGCAGTATCACAGGCAATCGAATTCGCAGAGGCGGCATAGTATGACTAAGTTTCGTTCGCAAGAGAACACCGTCATCGATCTTGAAGAGAAGATCATGGCGGCATGGCAGACCATTTCAGATATTGATCTGGTCTACCACGCGATGGAAGATATGACCGAGGACGAGCGAATGAATGCGATGCTTGGTCTTAAAGAACTAGGTGAGGCAAGGTTCAAGGATCTATGGAGGGTCTTTGAACAGTTCGTTCCTGTACACTATCAAGCAATTAAGTTTCAATCAGCAGTAGCGAGTGACGATGCCAACATACAGTTATAGATGTAAATCATGTGATCACCAATACGAGGTGATGCAAAGAATGAGTGATGATGTATTAACCAAATGCCCTGAGTGCGACAAAGAAGAGTTGAAGAAAGTTATTGTCTCTGGGGGTGGTTTTCAACTGAAAGGTAAAGGGTGGTTTAAGGATGGATATTAGAAAATACAAGAACCGATACGGAGACGTGTATTGGTATCAACCTGTTACAGGTGGTTACACTGTCGAAGGTGACTTGGCGTACTGGAGGTTTGGGGGTAAAGAAGGTCAGAAAGGTTTGAACTACGAAGACCTTGGTTTTGTTGACCCTAGCGGTGGCCCTTTCATAGAAGTGGGAATGGAAATTAACGGAAAGACAATTAAACGCATTGCCGCAGTCGATATGCCTGATGGTGATAAGGTAGCAGTATTCCTAGAGGTTGACTAGTGACTGAAAAGAAAAATATACTATGCTTTGATTACGGTATGTGTAACTTCCACAACCTTGTGTCTCTCGCAAATGATGGACACAAGGTCTGGGTACGAAGTAGTGTTACATATGGTGCTAGTCCCCACGCATACTATGAGAGTCTGGGTATCAAGTTTATACCTGAGAGTGACTATTATAAAGATAGTCTGATTCATTGTTTCATACGAGACAATAACATCGATACGATTCTCCATACCGTACCTACACTAACTCACCTTCACGATCAGTACAAACATCGTGTGGACTTCTATGGTCTCAGTAAAAAGGCGTGTGAGTTAGAGATGAACAAGAGATGGTTGCACGACTCTATGGAAGACATAGGAGTTAAGACTGCACCTATCATAGAACACCCACTCGCACCGTTTGTTTTGAAACCAAATGTAGTAGTGGCAGGTGACTTCGACTACTGTAGTTTATACCTCACACAAGAAGAGGCAAACTATACGTTCGATCATCTTGATTGTTTCTTCGAAGAGTATATTCCTGATTGTATTGAGACCAATACCGCATACTGTATGTCCAAAGGTAAGTGGTCTATTATGCACAACCAACAGATCATAGGCGAAGATGTTGCGAAGATCGCAGGACAGTTCACTCACTGGACTAAGACATCCTCGTTCGGAGAACTAACCGAAGATCAGGTAACGTTGTGCGAAGAGAATGCCGCCAAGATCCTAGACTTCTTCGCAGATCATTGTGACGAGTCGTGCTATGTAGGACAGATCACTGGACTGATCACACCCGATGGTGAGTGGTTGTATATCGAGAACAACGTTAGACCAGAGCAAACAAACAGTCTACCCTATTTCGTATCAGGTGATCAGTTCTTGGAAGCAATGGAAGAGGGTAAACCTGAGATCATAGGTGACGCATTTCCGAGTAACGCACACAAGATGATAGTGATACCCAAGCAAGCAAACGCAAAGTATCCATTCCACCTGCACCGAAAGCACGATGTCGCTATTCCTTGTGGACTTGATATTGTCCAAGGTGCCCACCGTGTCTCCTATGCTATGCGCGAGAGGACAGAGGATGGTATAGTTGGTATCATCATATGCGATAAGATTATACCAGATGGGTTCGTTCGCGAATGGAATGATCACCCTGATTGGATCATAAGTGACTTACATCGACCTCCTTTATGACCAAATAGTCTAAGTGGGTCACCGGAAGTACTAGACATCTCCTCAAATATAGCGTATAATACTTGTATTGATTATGAGAACTGAGAGAGATTATTATGAAAGTAGAGTTAGTAGACATCAAAGACGTTAGAGAATTCAAAGCAGGTTTCGAACTAGTTGAGTTTGAAGCAGGTACCGACCCTATGGACGGTTTCTGTCTGTTAGGTTTTGATGAAGTTGGTATGTTCTGTACCAACCCACGTTACGCTTTTATTGGAGGTGTTTAATATGACTGCATTTACTAAAGAAAACTTCACTTGGGACGGTATGTACTTGATGTACCAAGGTGCGTTCGAAGGTTCACGCACTATGGAGGAAGTATCTCCGAACTGTCACCCATCTTGGCACGGTATGCCAGAACGCACTTTCGTTGCTCGATTCAAGTATGGTAGCAAACCTTGGAAGTCTTGGGTCAACTACCTAGTCAAGAACGTTTCTATCGAAGAGTACATTGCGGTTCAGACTGCTACTAGTCCTGTAGAAGCAATGGAACACTTTGGTTTCAAACCACGAAAGAAGCGTCACTTTCCACAGGCAGAAGGTAACTACGGTCTGCGTAATGGTTTCGGTATTGAGAGGATGACAGTATGATAGGTTACAACTACTTTAAGATGCCAGTATATGGCACTGATGAACACAAATATAACCAGTACCTTGGCAAACATATCAACAAGCAGAATAAGGGTAGTCGCGGTCAGGATTCTGAACGAAAGAAGACCTACCGATGCGAGTGGACGTTCCAGTCTAAGGTAACCAACCCTGAGTTTGATTCCATTAAGGATGCCCAGAAGTTTGCCAAGAAGGTCTATAAGTCTAAGACTTGGATCAAGTTATGGAACAAGTCAATAGACAATGACGTGGGTCGTATCTTTGCCGCCCAACCAAAGATAGTTGCGATGAATAGCAGAAAGAAGACGTTAAGTGGATACACAGATGGGTTTACTGTGACGTTAGACTTGATTACAGGTCTAAATAAGTACACACTCCTACACGAACTAGCACACACCCTTGGACATATGCATCACGGTCGATCTTTTCGACAGTGTTTGCTTGACCTTGTTGGTGCTTTTATGGGTGCCAAAGAGAAGAAGATCCTGAAGGATCAATTCCGTAGTGCGAAACTGGCAGTGGGTAATGCTCGATCACCTCAGACGTTCGAGGTCTGGATGAAAGCACGAGAGCGTATGGCGGCAATGCGCGAAGCGAACGAAAGTATGAAAGAAGATATAAAGTTCTTACACAAGATGCGTGACGGAGGTTACATAGTATGAATAATTATTTAACATACCCAAAATTATCCTACTTGCTTGGAGCAGTAATATGCTTTATATTGGGTAGTATGCTTGGAGCAACATCTGTACAGAGCAACTGGCGATTGGATGCCGCGCAAACAGAATGCGCACAATTTAATCCTAAGAGTGGACATTTCGAGTGGATCCCTAAGAAGTTAGAGATTCCTCACCGTAAGAGTAAGATAGACTAGGAGTCGCATTATTAAAGAAGATCCAAAGTTGTACCGAACTGAAGAGGCAGAGGAACATATGAATGAACTTGATGCCTCTTTTGATAAACTAATTAAAGCATTTGATAAGCAATCACAAGCATTGATTCGAATGCAACTCGCAATGGCAGGGTTCTATGTCTTTGCTATTGCTCTAGTCCTCGTAGATATATTTCTATTTGAGGGACATTAACACTTGACACGACAAGGATGTTGTGCTATAATTACTACTTAACTACTGAGATATATTATGAATTTTATACATGAACCAATCCAATTAGATGAGATGGAAGCAACGACCACAGAAATGGGTCGAACCTATGCTACACCTGATGGATTCAAACTACCTTCTATCACCACCGTACTGTCTATACTATCCAGAGACTCCATTGCCAAATGGCGTAAACGTGTGGGTGAGAAAGAAGCAAACCGAATTTCGTATCGTGCGTCTACGCGTGGTACATCTGTTCACGAGATCTGTGAGAAGTATGTCAACAATGATCCTGACTATGACAAGTTCATGGCAACTAATCCTGATACTGGTGAACAGAAGTTGACCAAGCGTACTCCTGATCTGATCGGTTCTTTCCTTGCGTTGAAACCAATCCTTGATGAGCGTCTTACTTTAGTCTATGCTCAAGAAGCACCCCTGTACTCTACCCATTTGGGTGTGGCAGGTCGTGTGGATTGCGTGGGTATCTTCGATGGCAAGTTGTCTATCATCGATTACAAGACTTCTATGAAACCCAAACGTCTTGACTGGATCAAGAACTACTTCATGCAAGAATCTGCTTATGCGATTATGTGGGAAGAGCGTACAGGAATGCCTATCACTCAGTTAGTGACTATCATCTCTGTCGATAACAGCGAACCCCAAGTGTTCATCGAACACCGTGATAACTGGGTGCGTCCACTATTAGATACGATTGATCAATACATTGAGGAAAATAGTTCTGTACAACTTGTATAAATAGTGCTATAGTGTGTTAACACTGAACTAATTTATAGGAATTTGTATGTTTACGTTTAAAACTATGTTGTCGGAGGCGGCATTCAATGTCGGTATAACTTCTTCCGACAACGCAGACCTTCAGAAATTGATTACCTATCTCCAAGGAACTAATAATTCTGAAGAGATAGTTATGGTTGCAAACTCTACAGACAATGCCAAAGTCAAAATCAAAAGATCTTTCCAAGACCAAGCAAAAGAAATCCGTGCCTTTATCAAGGATAACGATCTAACCATTAACTTTCCTAGTTCTATGTTTGGAGATGGATCCATAGGAGCAGGTGGAAAGAAAGTTCCTACCGAAGTACAAGAAATGATGACTGCTTGTCTGGTGTTGATGAAGTACAAAGGTACTACGTTATCAGAATCAGAGGCAGTAAAACTCATTGATGATGCCAAGAAGATATATAGTCAGGTTGACGGTTCTGATCGTAGACCAGACTTCCTTGACTTCTTCAGTGGTAACTTCGATGATCTTGCTACCGCAATCTCTGCGGCAAATTATATCCTTAAAGAAGTCAAGAATCCTACCAAGGTCTATTGGACTGGTAAGGGTTGGCACTCAGATATAGCACACTTCAATCCTAAGTTGGGTAAAGTTAAAGACTATAACTCTTCGGACATCGTGGTCAAAGAATCAGGGGGTAAACATTATGGATACTCTCTCAAGAAGAAAGGATCCGTAACGGCACCTGATCCAACTCTAATCAATAAACCTATTACAGGTAAGGAATCCATCCTTCGTGATATCATTGGTGGTGATATTATATTGATAGATACTGCCAAGAAGTTGTTCTTCGAAAAGGTATTGATGTCTAAACTCAAACTTTCTCGACAACAGATCCGTGCTTTAAAACCCAGAGCATACTCTAAGGCAATCAATTCTATACCTGTTAGTGTGTGGGGGGTAGAACTCAAGAAACCTACTAACATATTCTTCAAGAAAGTAGAATCAGTAATCAAGGCACACGACCGAGACTTCATTGAGAAGTTCTTATCTCTCTTGTTTAGAACAGAATTAGGTGATACACTACAGGGAGATGACTTTCAGTTCACTCTCCTTACTGGTATCGGACGATTCGTTCGTAAGGAAGTTACAGTAGAAGAAGCACAGGGACAAGAGTTGTCTAACATCATTACTAGTCTACAAGATCTATACACTAGTAAGATGACAGTGGCGCGTACTGTCGGTAAGATAGGAGCATGGGAGAGTGGTGCAGGTGCCGCGAAGGTATTCATATCAATTCTTTCGGACGGTAAAAGTATTGTGGACATCGAAGTAAGATACAAAGGTAGTTACTCTGCGGAACCACAATTCCAAGCAATGGCAACAGCAAACTTCAAGGCAATTTTCAAATGATAGAGTTTGATCAACATATTAAAGAGAACAAGAACACTCACATGACCCATATCGAAGATAAGGTCATCTACGGTGGGGTCAAGGGCACACGCGAAGCAATCAATGCTCTACGCGAACTCCGTGATGTGTTAGCAGGTAAAGGCAAAGCAAACCTATCTACCAAGTGGGATGGTGCCCCTGCTATATTCGCAGGTACCGATCCTAGTGACGGCAAGTTCTTTGTGGCAAAGAAGGGTATCTTCAATAAGAACCCCCAGATCTATAAGACTGCCGCTGATTGTGATGAGTTCCTATCTGGAGACCTCGCAGTCAAGATGAAGGACGCATTGAAGTATCTACCTGAACTTGGTATCCAAGGTGTTATCCAAGGTGACTTCCTATTCGGAGCAGGTGATGTTAAAACCAAAACAATAGAGGGTACGAAGTATACAACCTTCCACCCCAATACTATTGTATATGCTATACCTTTCGAGCAGTCTAAGTTAGTACGAGACGCGAAAATCGGTATAGTGTGGCACACTACATATAAGGGTAAAGACTTTGAAAACATGAGCGCATCTTATGGTGTAGATGTCTCTAAACTGAAACAAAGTAAGAATGTCTGGAGTCAAGACGCAATGTTGCGTTCTGTTGATGCTACCATGACACAAAAAGAAACGGAGCAAGTAAATGACTACTTATCAAAGATTGGTAAACTATTTAACCAAATTGCGGGATCGACTCTTAGAGTTCTTGAATCAAACCCCACCCTTGCCGGAACCATTGAAACCTACGGTAACACCCTCGTCAGACAAGGCACCTACATCCAAGACCCCAAAGCGCACACGCGCTCCCTCATCGCGTACATCCAAGGGAAGTACCAAAAAGAAATCGACAAACGCAAAACCGAGAAAGGCAAAAGCGTCCAAGTCGCAAAACTCGAAGAAGTAATGAAGTTCTTCTCTCCGCAGAACCGAGCATCTTTGGAAAAGATGTTCGAAATGCAGAAGTTGATAGTTCTAGCGAAACTAAAACTTATAAATAAACTTAATAGTTTAAAGAAAATAGACACATTCGTTAGGACGCGTCAGGGTTACAAGGTCACTGGCGAAGAAGGATATGTCGCAATCGATAAACTTGGTGGTGATGCTGTGAAACTTGTTGATCGTATGGAGTTCTCATACAACAACTTTTCACCCGATATACTAAAGGGTTGGGAGAAATCTTAACTCACTAATGGGTTGAACCAAAGAGGAACTAAAAGTGGCAGATAAACCGCTTAGATTTAAAGAGTTTGTGGAGGTCGAAGAATCTCCTGACGAAGCACTAAACATGACGCAACGTCTTGCGCGTGGTCGTACCTTCAAGAAGAACAAAGCAAAGATTGCTATGGGTCGCAAACGTGCGTCTCGTAAGATAGCATCTATGGATACCCTCAAGAAACGTTCTCGCAAAGCGGCACGAACTGTCCTCCTAAAGAAAATGACCAAAGACGTGCCCAAGGGTGAGTTGTCATTGTCTCGTCGCCAAGACATAGAGAAGCGATTAGAGAAGAAGAAAGGGATCATCGACAAGATGGCAAAGAAGTTGTTGCCACAAGTTCGTAAGAAAGAGATGATGAAGAAGAAGGGACAAGGATCTAATAATGCCAATTAAGAATTTCTCCTCGTATTTGATCGAAGAGAATAAAGAAGTGTACTTCACCTTTGGTCGTATGAATCCTCCTACGATTGGTCACGGTAAGGTGATGGATGTACTCGCGTCCAAGTCAGGTAAGTCTGACTATAAAGTATACCTGTCGCAGTCAGTGAACCCTAAGAAGGATCCACTGACCTATGCTGATAAGGTTAAACATACAAGAAAGATGTTTCCAAAACACGCACGTCAAGTAATGTTAGACAAGAACGTCAGAAGCGTGTTCGACATCGCAGTCAAACTATATGACCAAGGTTACACTAAGGTCAATATGGTTGTGGGCGCAGACCGTATTCGTGAGTTCGAAGTACTGTTAGCGAAGTACAACGGAACTAAAGCACGTCATGGGTTCTATAAGTTTCAGAAGATCAGTATCATATCGGCAGGTCAAAGAGATCCCGATGCTACTGGTGTTGAAGGTATGTCTGCCTCTAAGCAACGAGACAATGCCTCAAAGAATGACTACACCACGTTCTCCCAAGGTGTACCTAAAGGAATGTCCGATACAGATACACGGAAGTTGTTCAATGATGTTCGGAATGGAATGGGTCTAAAGGAAGAGCATCAATTCTCAAGACACATACAGTTAGAGACAGTATCCGAGACGCGTGAAGCATACGTCCAAGGGTCTCTGTTTGCTGTAGGTGATGAAGTAGTAATCAAAGATACGGACGAGTTGGCAACTGTTGCGGTACTAGGTACCAACTATGTTATCATCGAATCAGACGGTAAGAAGATGCGCAAGTGGTTGGATGCCGTTGAGTTGTTAGAGAAACAAGATCCAGATATTAAAGATCGGAAGGGTACTCAACCTGCTCGTTATCACGCAGGACTGAAGAAGTCTACCAAAGCAAAACGTGATGCTCACTTCAAAGCAAAGAAGTCCGGTCCCGCACCGGGAGACGCAGATGCCAAGACTAAACCATCCAAGTATACCAAAGCATTCAAAGATATGTATGACGAAGACTGTTGGGATGGGTACAAAGAAGTCGGCATGAAGAAGAAGGGAAACAAGATGGTTCCTAACTGTGTCGCAGAAGACGTATCACAGAAAGAACTGAATGACCTAGAGAAGTTTGCGGATCGTTTGTTAAACAAGTTTGATGTTGACATCGAATTCACACGTCACTTCGCTGATCGTATGAATGACAAGCGTAACAAACCTGCTATTACTATTGCCGAATTACAACGTCTGTTCAAGAAGATGGCAGACAACAAGGGTAAGAAGATTAAGAAGCACGGTAACTCAGAGGCAATCCTAAAGGATATGCAGTCTGACCTCAACCTGCCTGTCGTGATCAACTGGAAGAACGGTGAGTTCGAAGTTGTTAACAAAACAATAATGCGTAAGAAAGCATTCAAGTCACCTGATCCCGAACTCAAGTATGAAGGTAATGATATAGAAGAGAATTGGTTCGGTGATTGGATATCAGGATTAAGTTCTAAGTCTGTACAGAAGTCTGACTATACTAAAGCGGCAAAATGGGTTGAAGCAGAACTCAAGAAGTCTAAGGGTCGGCATGGTGCTGATTACTTCGCACAAGAACTTATCCGTAAGTCTGGTGCCAAGTTGAACCGTAGGCAGATTGTGTCATTGGTTTCTACAACCGAAGCAGTTGACCACATGGCAAAGGCAGATAAGAAGATAGATAAAGAAGTCGAATCAGATAAGAAGAAGCATGACCGTATCTTGGATCGTGCTAGACTGGCACGAGCAAGACAAAAGAATAGGTCAACTAAATGATTAATTTTAAGAAATACCTTGACGAAGGTCGGTATTCCATGTATGATGTAATAGAAGAAGAAGGTGAAGGACTCTCTGGTAAGTCTAAGAAGTCTGGCATCTCAGTTGACGTATTAAGGAAAGTATACAATCGCGGTGTTGCGGCATGGAAGACAGGTCATCGTCCGGGCACCACTCCACAACAATGGGGTTACGCAAGAGTTAATGCCTTTATTGTTAAGAAGAAGAAAGGTAATCTAAACCACGACAAGGATCTAGCATAACATGAGAACGTTTAAAGATATACGAGAGAGTGCCAAAGGTATGGTAGGCGGTTTCTCAGTAGAGATACCCAAACAAACTATCTCTGGTAAGACTATAGGTGGCGGTAAGAATGGGATCTTTGTTAAGGCAAAGACTGCTCGTCAAGCAATCAGCATGGCGGCAAAACGTCTGGGTGTTGATTTCAAGATGCTTAAAGTCGGTAAGGTAATTAAAGAAAGTGTCGAGACATTAGACGAAGCATATCAGCAATTCTTGGATAAGTCACCTAGTAACTGGGGTGAGGAAAAGGTAGTCGCTTACGGAACCAAGAAAGGTTACAAAGTGATCGGTGTATGTGGTCACGGTAAGATAGATGGTATTGTACTGTTCGGTCTTGATACCTCAGATAAGGCATATGTTGGTAAGGAAGCAAAGGTCAAGACTGGTCAAACAGTATTCCGTTATGCTACTCGTAATAGTATGGCAGGTGACATCTTTCCTTTAGTTAAGATTGATGTTAAACGCGGTCTACTATATAACCTATCACAGAAGTCAAGTGATGGCGAGATTGACCACGCAGAGTTTGAAACTAAGAGTTCTAAGTTGCGTTACCTACGTCTTCACAAGGGTGCTAACCTTCGTGACATTACTGGGTTCGATCCCGGTTTTGGTTCAATGAAAGAATCTACTCTCATCGAAGCGAAACAGACTCCGCTAGAACAAATGCAGGATATCGTTAAGAACAAGCAAGCAAAGAAGATCGGTGGTGTTATGGTCGATATGTTTACTGCTAGTACTATCACTCAGGCATACGCTAAAGTTAACCCTGCTATCAAAGCGAAGATGGAAAAGTCTAGTCTAGATATGCTTGTAGGTCTTGCGCAGAAGATGATGGGTATGAAAGAATCTGTCCAAGAAGGAACTCTTGACGAAGCGCAAGGCAAGTTAAATGCCAAGGGCGAGATCGAGATGACTACCAAGAACTACAGCAAAGTTCACAAAGATTATAAGACCAAGATCAAAGGCACTCCTTATGCTATGCAGATAGATCCTAAGACTGGTGGTTCTGCCTTGTTCCCTGTCAAGTTCATCAAAGAATCTGCGAACCTCGAAGAGGGTAAGATGAAAGAGTTTCATGCTATGGTCAAGAAGGGTATGACTGCCGCACAGATTGCTAAGAAGATTGGCATGAAAGAGAAAGATGTTGCGGAGTTTATGAAAGGTATGAAAGTGTGAAGAGTTTCAAAGATGTGGAACGCATTGATGAACACTGCGAATGTACAGATCTCTATGAGGACTTGATGATTACTGAGTCCGAGTATCAGGGTAAGAAGGTTAAGTTGAACGATCCAATTCGTACATCCGAGAACAAGAATAAGAAGTTCAAGGTGTATGTAAAGAACGATCAAGGTAACGTAGTTGTTGTACGTTTCGGAGATCCGAAGATGTCGATCAAACGAGACGATCCTGCTAGACGGAAGTCATTTCGAGCAAGACACGATTGCGCGAATCCCGGACCGAAACATAAGGCACGATACTGGAGTTGTTACCAATGGCGCGGAAGTGCCAAGGTAGACAGTTAAATAAGTATAAATAGATGTTATATAAATAACATTATATCCAATGGGAACACTGAGCAATGCCGCAGACAGACGAAGGCCGACTAGATCGGATCGAACAGAAAATCGACAAGTTAGCAGATGCTATGGTATCACTTGCTCGTACCGAGGAAAAGATTCTTGCGATGGAAGAGAACCATCGTAATCATTACGAACGTATGAATAGATTCTCACAAAAGTTAGACGCAATAGAAATTAAAGTAAACGAAAATGCTCACACCGTGAGTATCATTAATAAGACTGCGTTTGTCGGGGTTGCCGCTATTATCGGTGCCATCGTTAAAACGTTCTGGTTCTAGGAGACCGTAAGCATGAAAGGTAAAGATATGAGTAAGACAATGGAGGCATATTTGTCTATGGTCTCCGAAGCAAAAGCAAAGTTGGATCCAGTAGACGATAAGGCAAACGATAAGAAGTTCAAGGATCGTAAAGACAAAGACATCGATAATGATGGCGATGTTGATAGTTCTGATGAGTTCTTACATAAGAAGCGTAAGGCAACTGATGACGCGATTGACGGTGGAGACAAACCTGCCGACAATGCTAAACCTAAGAAGGGTGTTAATCCTTTCAAGAAGGAAGAAGTTGAGATTGACGAAGCGCGTCAGATGAAAGATCCTAAGAAGGACTCTATGGTCACTAAGGGTAATAAGACTATCGTAATCGACAAGTCTAAAGAGAAAGAGTTCCTTTCGAAAGGTTGGACTCTATCCGAAGCACAGGACGATACCGAAGCAGAGAAAGACGATAAGAAACCTTTCCCACCTAAGAAGAAGAAAGAGAAGGGTGGAGCAGACGATGGTGAGACCGAAGCAGAAGCAGAAGATGATGAAGAAGCACCTGCTGAAACTGATGGCGAACCTGACACCGATACTCCCAAGAAGAAGAAGAAGTCTGGTAACCCTAAGACTGATGACAGTACCGCAGAGATCTCTAAGATTGAAAGCACTAATCACAAAGCATTCATTGAGATGTGGTCACTGATCGAAGAAGCAGTTCAAGAAGGACGGCAAGGTGGAACCGCACACACTCACGCACCTGCCGAGAAGATCGATGACAAAGAGTCACCGAAGGGTAAAGAGTTCATTGCCAAGCATAAGATCGATAAGAAAGAAGTCGAAGATCTTCAGGGTGTTGAGAAACCCAAAGAAGTTAAGTTAAAGAAAGAAGCGAGTGAGTTCGAAGTAATTCGTGCCCTTCTATCTGGCAAACTCTAGTAGTATTGCCTAACACAAAAGAACCTCACTTAGGTGGGGTTTTTTTATGCCTAACGACTTGACTTATTTCTCAGTATGGGTTATAATAGTATTATACTAAATAGTACTATAGTATATAATTAAGGATATCAATGAAGTTCTACATACTTACATCTTCTTACCTAGAAGGAATACACCGCGCAACGAAGGTAATCCCTTCCGAAGATATGGTGGTTGTGATAAACGCAACCGACAAGGAATATGTCGAACGTGCCGTGGACTATTGTAATGAAAACGAACTCGAATACTATGTGACCGAATCAGATGGTACTCCTGCTACAGGTAAGAACTCCGTACTGAAGTTGTTTCTAGAGAGTGACAACGACTACATGGTACACGTTGATGGTGATGACATAATCACACATCATGGTTATCGACTATATACACAAATGGCAAAGCACGAGTCACCGCCAGACATGGTTGTTCTATACAGACAACCTCAGATCAGAGATATAATAGACTTCGATTATGTACTAAATGAAGTCCAGAATCTAAACGAGCAAAAGGCGTTAAACCTCAATATCAAGTATCCTTATGATAAGTCTGATCCAACCTTTGATACTATCGACCACGAATACCTGATGTATTACTTTAAGAAGTACTTTTTAATAAAAGACAAGACCGCAAACAGATGGGCAACTGATAGGGTAGAGTTCGCGAATATGATGAACAAGTACTCTGAGTCTAAAGAGTATATGACAAGGATGGTATTCATCTCTCGTAACATTGCTCAAGAGATGTATTATGATCCTGTTCTTAGTGTCGGAGAGGATACCATACAGTTCTTGAAGTTAAAACGACTTGCGGTAGAAGGGAAGTATAATATCATAAGAAGAAAAGAAAAGAACGTTCCTACATATATAAGTAACTACAATGAAGATTCTATTACTAACATAGTAGGACGGCAAGGTAACGACTGGGATTGGGTAAGACCTCTCGTAGACGAGATCCTAAAATTGGGCAACCTGCCCGAACATATTCAACTACCAGAGTTAGATGATGCAACTTACCTATAAAACATTTCAACTGTATGCCGCACAGCATTACGAGAATCCTACCTGTATAGATTCAGAAGAGTTCTTTAATGACTTGAAGAGATTCAAGTACATCAAACGACTATTGAATCGATACTATTCTTCGGGTGAACTCAGTGAGAGACTAATCCTGAACCACCTGATTGTCATATTCAACTGTTGGGGTTACGAAAACGGAATAGAGATGTTGGCACTGAAGATAGATCCACAACACTGGGGCGCATTGAAACCATTCCTAGTGTACCTTAAAGCAGTAGAGAACGAAGACCTCACTGGTATCCCAATGGATGCCAACGTAGTTAGTGTATTAAGATCACTGAGACAGTTATAATATGGATGATGAACAACAACGCCAAGAAGGGTTTATTGAAACAGTTACTATTGGTAACGAGTGCGGTACTTGTACTGCTTGTTGTACCTCCTTGGGTTTTACAGGATCCAGTGAAGATTTTGATCCGAATCCCGAAGGAACTAAAGCACTTGGTATAGAGTATGACTTTGGCAACATATGTAATAAGGTATGTGACTATGGTTGTACTATATACAACATGAGACCCGAACCATGTCGTTCGTTTGAGTGTGCGTATATTTTGCACGATCTGCCATTCGAACATAGACCCGATCAGTCGGGCGTGATTACTGAGGTTAAGAAGTTCTGGAACGGTGGCCCTAGTTGGGAAAATGGTGTTGTTATGACAGTAGAGAAGTCTGGTGTTACTGGCATAACGTCAACTGAGTTTAGAGATAAGAACCGAGAGTTGCTTGAAGATATAATAGAACAGACAGGAATATCGATAGGTAAAAAGCAGGATATGTTCTACTTGGTTTCGAAGAAAGAACAGATAGTGGTCTGGCGATGAGATTCATAGTAACAGACCAGAAAGAACTATTATTGTGAATACCTGCGGTGAATGTAATGCGTGTTGTCATTCTCTGGGGTTCACTGATGAGAGTGACTACAACAAAGAAGATGCCAGTATTGTTACATCTCAAGAACAGATAACTATACTAAACCTTATCTACCCTTACGGTGGTAGTTGTAACCTATTATCATCGTGTGGTGCGTGTTCGGTATATGAGAACAGACCTAACGTGTGCCGAGAATATGAATGTGGATATATAGAGTATGATCTACCGATAGAATTCAGACCCGACAATATTGGAGTTATAAGTAAAGTTATTGATAATAGAGTTGAGTTCGAAATGAATTCGGACTTCGATTATGTACCTGACTCTGCTATGGAGAAGATTCGTGATGCCCTTGAATGGAAGTTAGAACGAAAACTTCCTGTTATATATCCAATATGGAAAGACCCTAACATAAGACCACCGAAATGAATAAACTTTACTGGACGTACACCCCCGAAGAGGTTGATACCCTTAATGAAGAACTGCGTGTTAAGATAGACGCATTCCCTACTGGACAACAATCACAGAAGCAAGCATCATCTCACTATGATGGATACAATCACCCTAAGTCATTGAACATAAACTACCCAGAGTTTCAGGATAGACGTGGTTATGCGAGTTGGCATGACCCCGATGCTAAAACAGGTTATGTAGAATATGGTGCGCCCCCTATAGACAAAGACCCCCACCAACAATACAAGACTGTATTCTGGGAAGGTATATCACCATTGATCAAGCAATTCTCTAGGGATGTTGCTATACCAGAGAAGTCTGGATTGAACTACCAAGTGTTTGTTGATGTTATGTGGTTTCACCAAATGACCAAGGGAGACTACGATAACTGGCACAATCACTTCGGTTGTCAGTGGATAGGAATATACTTCGTTGATCTACCTGAAGGTGAAGAAACCATACTAATGGATAGTGATGGTAATGAGTTTCAAGCAGATGTAAAGGAAGGGGAGTTATTGATATTCCCTTCTGGTTACTTACATAAATCGCCACCCAAGTTGTCAGATGATATAAAGACCATCATTGCATTCAACTTTAGTGTGGCATCCAAGTACAGTCAGGAAACGTTGAAGACGGTCAAAGAGACCCACCCATCAAACTTTTTCGAAGATGTACGAATAGCAAAAGTATTTGAGGTATAAATAGACTCATGGGAATATTAAAATCAGCGGCAGACCTCGTATACACGATACGATTCTTAAAACTTCTAGTGACTCCGTTCGACAAGACGGACGCATTCGAGGCAGGTATTATCGATGCCGATGGAAAGAAGAACAAAGAATATAGTCTAAACAGTTCGGATGATAGGGACGCATACCGTAGTTACTACACCCCCTTCCATAGACTTGTTTTCAATCTAAAGAAGATCATGGCAAAGGTACCGGGAGGTTCTTCGGTTGTGGCACGTTATGGTGCCGCACTTGCGTTGATCAAAGAACATGGCGAACTATCAGATGCCAACGTAGACAAGATCCACGCCAAGACTGGTATCGATCTCCTTGATTGTCTGGCAGAAGAATCACAGTGGTTTATGACAGAAGGACATAGTATTAGTCCGGGAATGTATAAGATGAAGAATGAATCATTGACCGACAAGGTAGACGATATCATCTCTAAAGGTGATCAGATCAGAATCACTACCACAGACCCAATAGACGAAGTACTTGGATTGCCTATCTACGAAGCAATTCATGTGCGAAGCAATCAACGATTGTTAGTCACTACCTCAGAGATAACAAAATGACTCTACAAGACAAATATGACCTAGTGTTTCTTAACGAGATCCGTGGACTCTCCCTAGAAGGTCATATGGAATTGACTGCTAACACCGAGAAGACAATGGTAGAACTCTTGGATAAAGTTAAACCTAAGAGAATGTTAGAGATTGGTTTCAATGCAGGACATAGTGCCTTTATGTGGCAGACCCTTGGTACCACTCTAGAATACTTTCATGCAGTTGATATATGCCAATACCAATACACCAAACCATGTTCTCAGATAATGCAGACAATATTCCCTGAGTTTAAGTTTGGCGAGATGGACTCTAAGAACCTTGGTGAGACACGCAGTCTTATAGAATATGACACAGTATTCATTGACGGTGACCATACCACGGAAGGATTCACCTCAGACCTTCGTTCGTGTATGAATGGAAAGGTAGATAACATCATAGTAGATGATTGGGACTTATCCAGAGGAGTTAGATATACTCTTCAATCTATGGTCAATGACGTTAACAATCCTTACCAGATCACAGGATTCTACAAGTACGATAACGATAATATAGATAGGGGTGGTAGAACAAAATCTGTCATCGCACTAGTACAAAGGATAATACCAGATGATACCGTTTAAAAGATGGACAGAAGACACCACTACCGCATCTGTGGTAGGTACAGGTGATGACAATGAGACTGTAGTCATGCGCAAGAAGTACGACAAGAAGAACAAACGTAAAGACCAACTTGACGTATTAAAGAGATTTATTAAAAAGACACAGAAATAGATTGACATAGCAGTGTGTGATGTGTTATACTGAACTCTTATTATTAGGAATACATTATGGAACAAACACAGCACAGAGGTTACACTGTATGCATCTTCGATCAAGAAGAAGATGACTACTCTTGGGTGTTTCAAACCCAAGATCAAACAGATAGAAATAAGTTGATATTAGTTCCAACTGAAGGTTACACGGGCACTAAATATCTTCACCCCGATAGATTTATTATCAAGAATCATGCGGCATCTCTAGTCAACCACTTCATGTGGGAAGGATTAGTGTCGGCAGAAGAACACGATTCGCGGATGTGGTCAATGATCAATAACTTCATTGATACGAATAAGCAGTACCTTATAGAAGACTACACGTTCGTTGAAGACGAACCCTTTTACGATTACAGTGGCGGCAGGGATTAAATGAAGATAGATAAGAAGAAAGATAAGTTACTAGCAGATTATGCAGTTGGAATGTTAAAGGACTTTTATTTGAATGAGAATGAGAAGAGTCCACAAGAAGCATATGCTCGTGCGGCAACCGCATGGAGTACCTACAAAGAGACATTAGACGAAGAACTTGCGGAACGTCTATACTCATATGTGTCAAACAAGTGGTTTATGTTTGCCTCACCAGTTCTATCGAACGCACCCAACGGAACCAAGAAAGGCAAAGGTATGCCTATCAGTTGTTTCCTAACCTATGTACCAGATACCCTAGAAGGATTGATCGAACACTCGTCTGAGTTACGATGGTTGTCTGTTATGGGTGGTGGTGTAGGTGGTCATTGGTCAGATGTTCGTACTGTTTCTGATGTGGCACCGGGCCCGATGCCGTTCATTCATACCGTAGATGCGGATATGATTGCCTATCGTCAAGGCAAGACTCGTAAGGGATCCTATGCGGCATATATGGATGTATCACATCCAGACATTATTGAGTTCCTTAATATGCGTATCCCTACTGGTGATGTTCAACGCAAGGCACTGAACCTACATAATGCTATCAATATTACTGATGAGTTCATGGAAGCAGTTACTAAGGGCGAGACGTTCGATCTAAGAGATCCCAAAGATCAATCAGTCAAAGAGACTATCAATGCTCGTAAGTTATGGGAACGTATTCTTGAAACAAGATTCCGTACTGGCGAACCATATATGAACTTTATAGATACTGCTAATAGGGCACTTCCTCAACCACTGAAGGATATTGGTCTGAAGATACACGGAAGTAATTTATGTAATGAAATACATTTACCTACCTCTGCGGAACGAACTGCCGTATGTTGTTTATCATCATTGAACTTGGAGTATTATGAAGATTGGAAAGATACATCTATTGTTAGGGATCTCGTCCGTATGTTGGATAATGTCCTTGAGTTCTTTATCGAAAACGCCCCAGACACCATCGCTCGTGCAAGATACAGTGCCGCAAGGGAACGTTCTATCGGATTGGGAGCAATGGGTTTTCACTCGCTCCTCCAAAAACACGGAGTCGCTTGGGAGTCAGAAACTGCTCGTGACATCAATAAAGTTGTCTTTGAACGTATCCAATCTGAAGCAATTGCAGAAACAGAACTGCTTGCTACGGAGAGAGGTGAGTACCTTGATGGAGTTGACTCTGGAAAACGGAACAGTCATCTTCTTGCCATCGCGCCAAATGCTTCCAGTGGAGTTATCCTGTCTACCTCCCCGTCCATCGAACCCACAAAGGCAAATGCCTATACTCACCGTACTCGCGCAGGTTCCTTCCTAGTAAAGAACCCATACCTAAATCAGTTGTTAGAAGATAAGGGTGAGAACAACGAGTCCAACTGGACTTCTATTATCACCAATAAAGGATCGGTACAACACTTGCCGTTCCTTAACGAAGGTGAGAAGTCTATATATAAAACTGCCCAAGAGTTAGACCAGAGATGGGTAGTGACACACGCGGCAGACCGTCAACCATTTATATGCCAAGGTCAGTCGGTTAATGTATTCTTCCCTAGTGGTGCTGATAAGTCCTATGTAAATCAGGTACATATCAAAGCATGGAAGGAAGGATTAAAAGGATTATACTATCTCCGTACCGAAGCAAAGCAACGTGCCGAGAATGTATCCGAGAAAGTAGAACGTGTCGCACTTCAAGAAGATACACGAAACATTGTGTACTCCAAAAAGAATTGTCCGTACTGCGCACTGGCAATGGAGGAGTTGAAGTTACGCGGAATACCATTTGATAAGATTGATCTTAAAGAAGTAGGTAAGACAGCGGCAGAAGTTACTGGTCGTAAAGACGTTAAGACTGTACCACAGATATACCTCGCAGGTAAGTATGTTGGTGGATACGAAGACTTAATGGCACACTTAAACAAACCAATAGAGACAAGCGAAGACGATGAATGTCGCGCTTGCGAAGGATAATCAAATGGCACTATTAGATTTTAGTCAAACATATAAACCTTTCCTGTACCCGTGGGCAGTGGAGTTAACAAAGAAGCACGAAGAGATTCATTGGACAGAAGACGAAGCGGATCTGAGCGAAGACATCCAAGACTGGAAACTTAAACTTAGCGAAGGTGAGAAAGAATTCATTACTCAGGTACTACGATTGTTCACACAGTCGGACGTACAGGTGGGTGAAAACTACCACGAGTTGATGATCCCTAAGTTCAAGAACAACGAGATACGCAATATGCTATCATCGTTTGCTAACCGTGAGGGTGTACACCAACGTGCGTATGCTCTACTGAATGATACCCTTGGTCTACCAGACGAAGAGCATTCGGCATTCATGGAATACACAGAGATGGCAGACAAGATTGACTTTATGAAAGAGGGTGACATTCACTCTCATACAGGACTGGCACTAGTACTCGCACAGTCTGTATTCAATGAAGGTATGTCTCTGTTCGCATCATTTGTTATGCTACTGAACTTCCAACGTTTCGGTAAGATGAAAGGTATGGGTACTATTGTTGAGTGGTCTATCCGTGATGAGACAATGCACGTCCAAGGCAATGCTAAGTTATACCGTGAGTTCTGCGAAGAGCATCCTCGTATCATCAATGACGAGTTGAAGTCTAAGATCTACGAGATGGCAAAGAATGCTGTTAAGTTAGAAGATCGATTCATTCACCTTGCGTATAAGTCTGGTGAGATTGAAGGACTATCCGAAGCAGATGTTAAGCAATACATTCGACACATTGCTGATCGTAGACTACTACAACTAGGTATGAAACCTAAGTTCGGTGTGAAGGACAATCCATTACCGTGGTTGGATTGGGTATTAAATGGTGCCTCCCACGACAACTTCTTCGAGAAGCGAGTTACTGAGTACTCTGTAAATGGTATGGAAGGTGACTGGGGATGGGTAGATGAGGCAGAAGAAGTCTGTGCAATTGGCGACAAAGGATGTGCCGCATGATCTCGGTGTCCCAGATATACGAAATAGAATGTCCTGTATGCGACATTAAAACTACCGTAGTAGTACACTACGAAGAAGACCGTCCTGCGTGTTGTCCTATGTGTGGACAAGATGACATCGACGCAGATTCCAGTGATGCAGATATTATATATAATGCATGACATGGAAACTACTTAACGAAGAATACAACCCCGATGAAGACGTACTCAAAGAGTACGTTGGATTCGTGTATCTGATTACCGAACTAGATACGAACAAGAAATATGTGGGCAAGAAGTTCTTCTGGTCTACTCGTAAACTACCCCCTCTCAAAGGTGCCAAGCGAAAGCGAACAGTCGTTAAACAATCTGACTGGCAGGACTACTACGGTTCGTCCGAACACCTGAAGGAAGCAATAGAACAAAAAGGTGTCGAAGCATACCACCGAGAAATC